CTCTTCCCCAAGGTCCTGCACCCCAACCATAACCAAAAGTAGATATAACAGGTCCTACTTGAAAATAAGGATTAACAGTTGCAGATCCAGAAGCGGAAGCTGTACCTGATGAAGTTGTAGCCATTGTTATTGTAAAAGTTCCTGTGGTCGGAACTGTTTTTACTTCAAAAGTATTTGTTGTAAAATCCGGTGCTGTAAATCCTGTAGGAGGAGTTACACTTGTAAATGTAAATAAATCTCCAACTGATAAATCATGCGCTGTTTTATTAACAGTTACAGTTGCAGATCCTGTAGTTGTATTAAATGTACAAGAAGTTAAAGCCGTCTTTAAAGGTGTAATATCATAAAACTCTCCCGCATATAAAATATATAATATTTTATTAGTTCCAAAAGCTAAATAACGTCTACCTGTTAAATCAAAGAAAGAATGTATATCTCTACCTGCGCCTACTAATATAGATGTAGTAATTTGCCTCCAACCACCTATTTTTTCAGGAGAACCGTATTGAAAACGTACATTATCTCCATCTATCCAGCGTCCTTCTGCTTGAGATGCAGTGTCATTTTTATCAAAACCTGGAGGTAGTGGTATCTTTTTTAATGGCATAATTTAATGCCTATTATATCATTTTATTATTTGCTTATAAACCTATACAAACATCCCTGTTTGCAAGAAATTGAATGAAACTGATATCCTAGTATCATTAGATTTATTTACATCTACTGTATGATTTAACCATGACGGAAACATGATACATCTTCCAGCAATTGGTTCATAATGTACTTCTTTCCATAAATGTTTTGGTAATGTTTTATCTGTTCTTCTTGGAACTGTCATAAGTGAAATTGTTTTAGGATCTTCTATTTTTAAATGTCCACAATTTTCTTGAGTCTTAACATAATAAACACCTGACCATAAAGAATTTGGATGAATATGAGGTCTGTTAAATGCACCTGGTGGATTAATGTTTGCCCACATGTTGCCAAGAAAAGGTTCTGAATCTAAACATTCTTCTTTAAAAATATCAAATTGCATTACAAATAATTCATGAATAAGAGGTTTATATTCTTCTTTTTTATGCATATCAGATGGAGAATGCCAACCATTCACATTTGTTTTTTGTAAACCTAAATCTTTTTTAGACCAATTTATAATATCTTGCTCAAGCTTTTTATTGTCTATGTCAAAATCTTTAATATAGACTTGAGTTGGAAACCATAATTCTTTATGCATCATCCTTTTTTACTATCGATTGGGTTATATTCAACATCACAGTTTGCAGCCAATGTTCTTCTTGTTTCATTAGTTGAATTAAATGGATATACACAATGTTTCATATCATAAGGAAATATATAAAAATCACGAAGTGCCATAGGTGGTGAATAATCTCTATTTGAAAACTGACCTGAAGAATTACCTATAATTTGTAATCTTCCATTCGTTGGTAAATGTTCTGATGAATATTCTACACCATAAGTAGATGGTAATTTTAAAATCATAACAGATGTTAAACCAGTAATTAGATTGCCTTGATGAATATGAATTGGATTATATTCATGAGCTTTCATTTCATTTACCCATATTGAATTTAAATGAAGTCTATATTTTAAAACTTTATTCCAATCTAAATAATGAGTATAAACTGACATAAACCACTCTTGTACACGTGGTGTTAAGTAATTGTGTCTATGCATTTTAGATGTATCTTCTCCATCATAGAATAAAGATCTTTCATCATTTATTTTACCAATTAATTGTTTATTAGCTTTTGCAAGTTCACCATGTTTACTTTCGTAAATATGATTAATTTCATTAAATATATCTAACGGAACTTCGTAACGAATAACTGTTTGACCTAAAAATACAAAATTAAATTTCATTCTTCATCTCTTTTCTAATCTTTGTTGCAGATATCTCTTGAATCTGTTTTGGTAATACGATCTCTTCAATCTTATAACCAACATCTCGACCATAACAAATATTGGTAATATTTGCAACTTTGATAACTTCAAATTGACCAATATAGTCTTGTAGTTTTTCCTCAATTCGTTTTTTAATATCTTCAAATTCAAAAGGATTATTATCTGACTTTGGCATGGATCTGACCATTATTTGCACCTGTCCAGTTTTCTTTAATATCTCTTTAAATAAAGCTAAATGCCCATCATGAAACGGTTGCCATCTACCTAACATCTGTGCCGTTGGTTTAGAGTAGTCCATGGATCTCCTTTATAATATGATCATAGTTAAAATCTTTTATCTCGTAATTTACTCGTTTAGGTTTTTCAAATAACTTATTAGTATCTTCAAATCTTCCTCTATCAATGGTATTCATCCAAATCTTCATATCGTAAAAATCTCTGTATGATTCAAATGGACAAACAAAGTCTACAACCACATGATTTTCTACAAGATTACACATGGTCATCATTCGATTTGCTTGTCTTCTTCTACCAATTGCAGAAAAATCCCAATCTTCAAATAACTTTCTAATATCATCAGCATTAAAGTGTGGTATCTTTTTGTTCTCAACTAATTTTTTAGCAAATGTAGTTTTGCCAGATCCTGGTAATCCAAATATTAATATCTTCATTAAAATTTTATATGTCCATACGCATTCACAATACTTTGTGGTATCTGTGATCTATAAGGATTGTCTTCCTTTCTAATCTCTTCTCTAATCGTGTGCATTTTATTTCCAACTACTGTATCGTCATAACTCATACCATTTATTTTAAATTGATTCAAGGATTTAAAGTTATGATTAAATTTAGGTATCCCTAAAAAATCATATATTTTATTTATCTCAATGTCCGGTTGATTTACTAAATCATCATATTTTAAATAATGACATAGGTGAGGATAGTTATAAGAATTCTTTATAGCTTCTAAATCTTTTGCAATTGCTCCATCTTTATTCATTAACATCCAAAGTTTTTCTTCAATATTTTGTTTGCCGTATCTGTGAACAAAACTAGTTGGCTCTCGTTCAAACCATTTAATGTATGAGGCAAGAACATCTAAAACATCTCTTAAAATAATTACACATTTAAATGGACGTTTGAAATGTTTGTTCATCAACATAAAATTACCAGGTGTCATTACAGGACCACGATCAATGATATACTGTTGTGGCCAATCTTTGTAATATTGGTCAAAGACCATATCTAATACGTTATCTAATGATTTATGATCTGGGTAATTTTGAAATACATCAGTTTCTTTAAGTAAAAATAAATCTTTCATTATTTCTAATGTGATAGAATTAGGAGTTACAGCAATATTTGGATTTTGATTCATAATTGAACCAAATAGCGTATTACCTGATCTTGGTAATGCAACTAAAAAGAATAATTGCTTAACTGGTCGGTTTGCCAAAAGTTGGTTGTTCAAGTGCTTTCTTCTCATCGTGTTGAATTAAACCTTTCTCTTCTTTCACTCTTTCAATTGTTTTTAATTGACCAAGAACATTAAATACCTCCGCTTGTGAAGAACCAGGAGTTAATGTGTTCACTTTATTTTGCATAATCTGATGAAGGGATTCTAGTTGATGTAAATTTACATCTTTCGTATTAAAGGTACCATCATTAAATTCTTTTTTTAAATTAGACCACATTTGAATTTCTCGCATACGATCTTTAGCGGTTAATTCCATATTTGCTTTTGCATAAATCTTTTCATCTAAATCTATTTTAAAACATTCTAATTTATATTCATCTGTTTCAGTTTCTAATTTTTTTTCTAACCATTTAATCTTTGCATCATTACGTCTGTAATCAAAAGATAATGCCATTAAATTTTCTAAAAATACATTTTGTTCTCTAATACATTGCCAGTATTTAGAAGCAAGTGTTGGATACTTTGCATCTTGTAAAACAGATACTCTAGCTTCTGTTTCTGTTCGAAATATTTGTTTTTTTGTCCAAGTGTCACGAAGTTCATCAACAAGAGATTTAAAATTAAACATATCTTCTTTTGTTAAAAGATTGTTTAAATTAGTTTCTTCTTTTTGAATTAATTCCTTTATGTCTTTTTTCTCAACCATGTGAGGATATTACTACACTAATTTTATATAAAGTTAAAGTGTTATGAAGTAACCGTTTTAGTTACTGCTGTTCCTGCTCCACTGTATTCTTCTGTACTTGTAACGTTAACTCCACCTGCAAATCCACCAAAAGCTAAACCTGATAATTGTGTGCCACAACCTGCTAATATACTTCTTGCTGTTCCTAAACTTCCTCCAGCTGTCCAAGTGCTTCCATTATATTCTTCTGTAGCTGATAATGGTCCAGAACCACCAAAAGCCAAACCTGCTGTTTGTATTCCTGCTCCTGCTAATTGTTGTCTAGCTGTATTTAAATTTCCACCCGCTGTCCAAGCAGAGCCATCATATTCTTCTGTGTTGTTAACACTAACTGTTGTAGCACCACCAAATACTAAACCAGCAGTTTGAGTTCCACAACCTGCTAAATATTGTCTAGCTGTAGCCATAGTTCCTCCTGTTGTCCAAGAAGAGCCATCATATTCTTCTGTTGCTCCTGTAACTACTCCTGTAGATCCACCAAAAGCTAAACCAACAGTTTGTGTACCCGCACCAGCCAAGTAACGTCTAGCTGTTCCCAAGTTTCCACCTCCTGTCCAACTTGTGCCATCGTATTCTTCTGTGTTTGCAACAGCAACTGTTGTTTGACCTCCTATTGCCAAACCTGCAGTTTGAATTCCTGCTCCTGCTAAAGCACGTCTTGCCGTTCCTAAATTACCCCCTGCTGTCCAACTTGTTCCATCATATTCTTCTGTTAAAGATTGATTAGGATCATAACCACCAAAACCAAGTCCAGCAGTTTGAGTACCAGCACCTGCTAAACCACGTCTTGCTGTTCCTAAATTACCTCCTGTCGCCCACGCTCCTGCCGTTGTAGCTGCTCTATATTTTAACGCAGGTGTTGCTGTATTGAACCACACTTGTCCTTTAATAGGATTAGATGGATCTGCAGATATAACATTAATCTTGCCACCAAATATTTGATAATATGTACTCATGTTGCTGTTACCGTTTCAATTGATATTGTTCCTGCTCCTGAATATTCTTCTGTGGCTGTTTGAGCTCCAAAAACTATAGCGGAAGTTTGAGTTCCACCTCCACCCGTACCACTTCTAGGTGTTGACATGCTTGTTGTAGCTGTCCAACTTGTTCCATTATATTCTTCTGTATCTCCTGTATTAGCTCCTGTACTACCACCCATAGCTAAACCCGCAGTTTGAGTACCCGCTCCAGGTAAACCATATCTTGTTGATCCTAAATTTCCACCACTACTCCAAGATGAACCATCATATTCTTCAGTGTTAGCAAAGATAATAGTATCATTACGTCCACCAAAACCTAAACCTGCTGTTTGAGTTCCACATCCTCCTAAATCACGTCTAGCTGTAGCTAAAGCTCCACCTGCTGTCCAAGAGGTTCCATCGTATTCTTCTGTGGCTGTTGTAACTGTTCCTGTAGTACCCCCGGAAGCTAAAGCCGCTGTTTGAATACCAGAACTTCCCATACCTCTTCTTGCTGTAGCTAAACTTCCACCTGCAGTCCAAGAAGTTCCATCGTATTCTTCTGTTGATGCAACAGCAGTTGTTGTTTGACCACCGAAAGCTAATGCAACTGTTTGTGTTCCACAACCCCCTAAATTACGCCTTGTAGTTCCCAAATTTCCACCATTTGTCCAAGAAGTTCCGTCATATTCTTCTGTTGCATTACTATTAGTTGGATAAGATATCATACCTCCAAAAGCTAAAGCAGATGTTTGAGTTCCTGCTCCTGCTATAAGATTTCTACCAGTTGTCATGCTACCACCCGTAGCCCACGCTCCTGCTACACTTGTTTCACTATACTTAATAACCTTACTAGTAGAATTATACCACACTTGACCGTTGATCGGGTTTGATGGATCGGATGCCAGGACATTAACTTTACCGCCAAAGATTTGATAATATGTGCTCATAAATTTATGTTGCTGTTACTGTTCTAGTTACTGGAGATCCTGCTCCTGAATATTCTTCTGTGCCTGCTTGGTTTGTTGAGTTATCAAAACCACCAAATCCCAAACCTGCTGTTTGAGTACCCGCTCCACCTAATTGTCTTCTAGCTGTAGCCATAGTTCCTCCTGCTGTCCAAGATGTTCCATTATATTCTTCTGTGGATGCTGAAGCTACTGTTGCTGCACTACCACCAAAAGCTAATCCAGTTGTTTGTGTACCTGCTCCTGCTAATTGATATCTTGCTGTTCCTAAATTGCCACCGCCTGCCCATGAAGAGCCATCATATTCTTCTGTGGCATTGGAAGCAACTGTTGTAAAACCAGCAAATGCTAAACCTGCTGTTTGAGTACCACAACCTGCTAAACCTCTTCTTGTTGTTCCTAAATTTCCTCCACTTGTCCAAGAGGTTCCATCATATTCTTCAGTATTATTAACATTAACTGTTGTTTGACCACCAAAAGCTAAACCAGATGTTTGTAGTCCTGCTCCCCCTAATTGCCATCTAGCTGTTCCTAAATTTCCACCAGATGTCCAACTTGTGCCATCATATTCTTCTGTGGTATTAACTCCTGGAAGAGCTGTTGTATAACCACCAAATCCTAATCCTGCTGTTTGTGTACCAGCACCTCCTAATAATTCTCTCGCTGTAGCCATAGTTCCTCCTGCTGTCCAACTTGTTCCATCGTATTCTTCTGTGTTAGCAACAACGACTGTTGTTCTACCACCAAAACCTAAACCTGCTGTTTGAGTACCTGCTCCTGTTAAACCTCTTCTTACCGTTCCTATATTCCCCCCAGATGCCCATGCTCCAACTGTTGTAGCTGCTCTATATTTTAAAATTTCCGTTGTGGTGTTATACCACATTTGACCTTCTATAGGATTTGATGGATCTGCAGATACGACATTAACTTTGCCACCAAAAATTTGATAATATGTACTCATGAGTTAAACATTTTAAATATTTATTCTGGTAATACGATATCATTGGGTCTTGCATTTTGTAATTTAAAAGGATTGTCTGCTGGTAAAGCATCCCATGCTGCTTGTGCAATTTGTACTTGTTCAGTTACGATTGCTTGTGCTTCTTGAACTGTTTTTCTAACTCCTGCAATACCATTAATCCATACGTTTGCATTTCTATCGTTTGCTGGTACTTGCCACACGTTGCCTGGTAAACCAGAGATTGAAAATTTAGTTGAGTCATTAATGGTTATAAAACCTTTACCCCAACATTCTGCTACACAATATTGATAATTTTTATTTGCCATATTTTCTCCTTTTTAATTATTTTGTAACAACCAACCTTGAGTATTATCTGTAAATACTAATGTAAGTCCAGCTCTTTCTTGGTTTACAGTTAAATCTTCTGCAAGACCTTGAATGTTTTTACC